CTGCCGGCCTCCCCATCTTTCTGTCTCTCGGAAGAATGAGTCAGATCTGGGCGAGAGCGGCTCGACGCCGGTCGATGAAGCGTCATCCGGCCCAAGGCCGCCGAGGCTGGTAACAGCGTCTTGGGGTGACAAGAGCTTCGGCCCTCAGGTGGCCGCCTGGGCGAAGGCGAACATGCAGATTGAGATGTTTCCGTGGCAGATCGAAGCGATCAACGGGATGCTCGAGGTTGACGAACAGAACCGGCTACGTCACCGCTTCGCCCTAGTCTCGGTCGGCCGGCAGAACGGCAAGACCAAGGGTCTGCTCGCTCCGCTGATCGGCTGGTGGCTCACCTACTACGCCGCTCAGAAGGGCGAACCGCAGAACGTCATGTCGACCGCCCACAAGCTTGACGTCGCCGAGGATGTCGCCAACGTCCTGTTCCCCATCCTCGAGGAACAGTTCGGTTTCGAGACCTACCGCAGCTTCGGCCGCAAAGAAGCGTTCCACGCCGGCGGCTCCAGATGGCGCATTGTGAGCTCCGGCGAATCAGCCGGCCACGGAACATCGAACGATCTGGTCGTCGTCGACGAGATCTGGAACGTGAAACCGGAAGTGATCGAGGGCGGCCTGCTCCCGACACAGACGGCACGGCCGGCACCGTTCGCGTTCTTCACCTCCACGGCCGGCTCCGAGGAGTCGAAGTTCTTCATCCGGTGGCGAGAGCGTGGGATGCAACAGATCGAGACCGGTCAACCAGGGCGCCTGTACATGGCTGAATGGTCACCGCCGCCGAACGTCGATCCGACCGAGCGCCGCTGGTGGGCATGGGCGAACCCTGCGCTCGGCTACACGATCACCGAACAAGAGCTCGAAGACAAACTCGAAGCCTTGGAGCGCGGAGAGTTCGTCCGGCACCATTGCAACCTGTGGACATCCTCGATCGGCTCCTGGCTTCCTCACGGCGCCTGGGAAGGCCTCGAGGTCGACGACCCGATGCCAGCCGGCGGCATCCTCGCCGTCGATTCCAACGCGACCGATATGCGCTATGTGGGCGTCCGTGTCGCCCAACGGGAGGATGGCCGATACCAGGCTGACACCGCGTTCGCCGTCGAATCCCAAGACGAGATGTGGGAACAGATCCACGCGGTCATGGCCGACCGATCTGTGCAGCTCGCGCTCACCCCTGGACTCGCCGCGATCTGCCCGCTCGATCTCAGCCGCCGAATGACGATCTGGGGATACCAGGAGATCAACCGGTACACGGCGATCGTCAAAGGCATGATCCTCGAGGGCCGGATGGCGCACAACGGCGGCATGACCCTCACCGAACAAGTGAACCGTGCCGTCGCCGGCCGAACCGGCACCTCGATCACGCTCACATCGCAGAAGTCGCCAGGGCCAATCGAACAATGCCGCTGTATGGTCGCGGCGGCCGGCATGGCCGCCAAACCCGCTTCCAATGTTCGGAAACCAATGATCGGAATGTCCCGCTAGTTATCCACAGGGGCGTGCTAGTATCCACGCCGTGGGTCTATTCCGCGCCAAGCCGGCGCCTGCGTTCGGTGCCTCCTCCGTCAACGCCGCTGCTGGTGGTGCAGGTCGGCCCGGCTCGCTGATGAACTACGTCGTCGGGGCTGGTTCTCAGCGAGCACTCTCGATCCCGACAATCTCCCGCGCCCGCGACCTCATCGTGTCCATGGTCGCCGCCCTCGACTTCAAGACCTACGTCATGGAATGGGACGCCGCCGCCGAGGAATATCAGCGGCGTTACGTCCCAGGGGAGAGCTGGATGACCCAGCCCGACCCGAACGTCACCCGCAACTTCATCATGGCCGCCACCGTCCAGGATCTGATCCTGCACGGCCGAGCGTTCTGGTATGTCACCACCCGCTACTCGACCGGCTTCCCCGCATCATTCACCTGGCTCCCTCACGACAACATCGGCACCCCCGATCAAGCCGGCCCCGAATGGTTCGGCCCCTCAAGCGAGATCGAGTTCAACGGCGTCGAGCTCGACCCCGCGAACGTCGTCCAGTTCCTCTCACCGCTCAACGGTCTGCTTTGGCAAGGTGCCCGCGCGATCGACATCGCCTACCGTCTCGACGAAGCCGCCAAGCGTTTCGCGTCGAACGAGATCACGGCCGGCTACCTTCAGCAGAAAGACGGCGAACCGATGTCCGGCGAGGAGCTCTCGGATCTTTCGGCCGCCTGGGCAGAGGCCCGTCAACACAAAGCGATCGGCGCCCTCAACCAACATGTCGAATGGCGCGAGTTCGATTCGACACCGGACAAACTGCAGCTCGTCCAGGGCCGCGAGCACGCCGCCAAGGAGCTCACCCGCGTCGCAAATATCCCGCCGTATCTTGTCGGCGTCGAGGTCGGCGGCTACACGTACATGAACGCCAACCAGGCGCGCCAGGATCTTTACCTGTTCGGCGCCAAGCCGTTCATCGACTGCATCGAGGAGACCCTCTCGATGAATAACATCATCGCGCGAGGGAAGCACGTAGAGTTAGACGTAGACGCCTACCTGGCAGAGGCTGAAATCATGAACCAGGAGCCAACCGTATGATCCGAATGATCGCTGACAGCGTCACCCTTGACGCCGCGGCCGGCGAAGACAAGCCGCGCACCATCTCTGGCATCGCCGTCCCGTACAACGTGGAAGCCACCGTTCTCGGCGGCCAGACCGTCCGCATCGAGCAGGGCGCTCTCCCGACCGACGGCCCCGCCCCTCGCCTCCTCGAGGATCACGACACCGGCCGCATCGTCGGCAAAGTCACCGCCCGCGAGGACACCCCCGACGGCATGCTGTTCGAGGCGCAGATCGCCAAGACACAGGCCGGCGACGACCTCGTCGAGCTGCTCAAGATGGGCGCCCTCGATTCGGTCTCGGTCGGCATCGAAGCCACCGATTACGAAATGGACGGCAAGACCATGGTCGTCAAAGCCGCCAACTGGGAAGAGCTGAGCGTCGTGTACAAGCCGGCGTTCGCTGGCGCCCAGATCACCAAGATCGCCGCCGCAGAAGCGGAGGCCACCCCCGACAACCCCGAACCCCCAACCCCACAGGAGAATCAAGTGTCTGAGGACATCACCCCCGAGGTCGTGGAGGCCGCCAAGCCGGCCGAGCCGACCGCCCCCATCTACGCCACGGCGAAGAAGGAGTTCAAGCTCCCCTCGGCGTCCGAGTGGATCGCCGCTGCCCTCGAGGGCGGCCACCGTTGGCACCAGATGAACGACAACATCCGCGCCGCCGCGCCCGACGTCACCACGACCTCGAACGACGGCGTCCTGCCCGAGCCGATCGTCGGCCCCGTCTACTCGAACTACATCTCGCGGCGCCCCGTCGTCGATGTGTTCGGCGCGAAGGCGATGCCTGGCTCCGGCAAGGTGTTCATCCGTCCGTCGGTCTCGACCCACACCTCGATGGCCGCGCAGAGCTCCGAGCTCGCCACCCTTCAGTCCGGCGAGTTCCAGGTTCAGGAGAACCAGGTCACCAAGGCCAGCTACGGCGGCTACGTCACCGTGTCCGAGCAGGTCTCGGATTGGAGCGACCCGAACATCATCAACCTCATCCTCGAGGACATGGGCCGCGTCTACTCGTCCACCACGGACAACGTCGCCGCTGACGCCCTCGTCGCCGGCGCCACCAACACCGTGAACTTCACGGCCGCGAGCATCACCGACGCGACCGAGTGGCTCTCCTGGCTCTACTCGAGCGCCAGCGCCATCCTGTCGAACCTCGGCAACGGCGGCACCCTGCCGACGCACCTGTTCCTCAGCGCGTCGAACTGGGCGGCCCTCGGCAAGCTCGAGGACGGCGACGGCCGGCCGCTGTTCCCCACCGTCGGCCCGATGAACGCCTACGGCTCGATGACCCCTGGCTCGACCAACATGACCGCGTTCGGTCTGCAGGTTGTCGTCGACCCGAACTTCGTCGACACCTCGAACGGCACCATCATCATCGGCGACACCGTCGGCTTCGAGATCTTCGAGCAGCAGAAGGGCTTCCTCCGCGTGCAGGACGCCACCATCCGCGGCACGAACATCTCGTGGCTCGGCTACTTCTCGACGCTGATGCTCGACGTCAACCGGTACCGCAAGGCCGCGTTCGTCTGATCCCCCCCCTGAGACACCTGCACCATGGCTAGCTACACGATCACGCACCTCACGCGGATCGACGGCTACGCCGTGGTGCAGGTGCTCGAGGACACCGAGATCGAGGTCGGACAAGACATCGTCATTTCGTCGGCGTCAGACGCCACGTTTGACGGCACCCACACCGTCATCAGCACCGAGCCGTACGAGCTCGTCGACGTCACCGACGAGGGCGACCTCGTCTTCGATTGGGACGTCTACCAGCCGAACCAGGCGATCTTCATCGACGCTGGCGACGACGTCACACGCGACACCGCGACCGGCACCGTCACGTACTCGACGACCTGCAGCTGGATCGACGCCGACGACATCACCGAATGGCTCGGCATCGACGCGGCCACCGCGAACGACACCGCGTTTATCGCGACCTGTGTGTCAGCGGCGAACGCCTGGTGCTACCGGCGGCGGGCCTCGGCCGGCTACTTCGACAGCCTCAGCACCGTGCCAGACGGCTCCGTCAAACTCGGCACCGTCATGTACGGCGCCACGCTCTACCGTGAGCGCGGCTCAGTAGACGGCTACGCCTCCTTTGACCAGATGGGCACCACACAGCCGATCGCGTCCTACGGCCGCATCCTGCAGCTCTTGGGCGTCGGTAGACCGCAGGTCGGCTGATGGCCGGCTCCGGCATCTTCATCTCGGCGATCGCACAGGTCAAAGCGGCGATCACCGCGCTCGGCTACAAGCCCGTCACCGACCCGCGAAACGCACGGCCGCTCACCGTCTTCATCGAGCTGCCGGTCTTCTCGGGTTTCAACACCAACATCGCAGACATGACGTTCACGTTGAGAGTCCTGGCGCCGCCACCTGGCAACCAAGACGCCAGCGATTACATCCTGACCGTCGTCGACGCCATCCATGAGAGCAATGACATCGCCGTGACAGCCGGCACGCCTAGCATCGCTCTTATCGGGGAACAGCAGCTCCCCGCCTATGATCTAACCGTCCGGCTAGCTACCAGGAGAAACTGAAACCATGGCAACCACCGTCGTGCTGAACCAGGCCACGCTGACCGTCGACTCGGTCGACTTCAGCGACCAGGTCAGGATGTAATCGCTGG